CATTCCCACTACCATCAAATGCCGCTGATGTCCAAACAACGTCACCTGTCATTCCAATTGTACGACCAGTAGCTAGAGTTGTTGCTGAACCTGAAAGATTGCCAATAAACGTGTTTGCAGTTAAAGTGCGATCACCCAGTGTCCAGTTGTTTGTAGTCTCATCAAACAAGAATGAGTAGTTTGTAGCAGTGCCACGCTCAATTGTTATGCCACCATTTTGAGATGGGGTTCCAGTCTCGTTACTATTCAATACAATAATGTTATCAGCGATATTTACTGTTTCAGTATTGATAGTTGTGGTTGTACCAGAGACAATTAAGTTTCCAGAAACAACAACATTTTCACCTACATTTAACTGGCCTGCGACTGTTACATCATCTGGAAGACCAACTGTCACTGTGCCGTTAGAGCGTGAAACCGTTGTCTCATTTGCCGTAGCAGAGATAGCAAGAACAGCACCAGTAGTCGCATTCTTCAATGATACGGCGCCAGATGAAATATCAAAGTCGCCACTATCGAATGAAGCAACACCTCTTACTGAAGCTGTTGCTGGGTCTATGACATCATCAAATGTAGAACCATCTGCCGTTGAAATGCGAATATTATTATTTGCTGAAGTATAAGTTAGTCCAGTTACAACATCAACCGTTGTCTCACTAATACCAGTGACTTGTCCTCTATCGTTTACATTAATGATAGGAATCTGTGAAGCGGAACCAAAGTTACCACCACTTACCATCGTGTTAGCAATCATCGTAGTTGTGATTGTCTTAGTAGTGATAGTATTGTTTGCATGTAGTTTGCCGTTAGCGCCAACAATTGTTGTTGCGCCATCTTTGATACCACCGCCGATGAAAGCAGTGCCAGTAACATGAGCGTTACCAGAAATAGTTGCTCTATCTCCACCAAGAGTTGCGGCTTCGTCAACTGTCAATATATCAATTGACGCAGTACCATCAATAAAGAGGTCTTGCCACTGTAGTAGATTTGTACCTAGATCATAAGTGTCATCGGCATCTGGAATCAAAGCAGATGCAATGTGAGCAGTAATTGTTAGATTGTCTGAAGCATCATTACCTATGATTGTTGTGCCATTAAACTCTGCAAGAGTTGTAGCGTGTACATTTGTAAATCTACCGACTGGTGAAGAGAATGTCTGACCAGAAGCAACAGACGTTGTTCCGTTTACAGTTAGATCACCATTGATAGTTGCATTATTGTCAACATTTATAGTGTTAGCATATACTGTATTTGCATAGACTTCATGCCAACGATTGTTTGTTGCACCCATGCTTCTCTGTGTGCCAGTTTGTGGATCAAAGTCTGAATCAATCTGTGCAGTGATTGTCAGTGTATCAGATGAAGCATCACCGATATTAACATCGCCATTGAGTGAGAATCCGCCGTTGAATGTTGCTGTGCCATTAGCAGTGAATGTGCCACTTACTCCTAGTGTATTGAATACGCCAGCGCCACCATTAGTGGTTTGTGCAAAGAGTGTATTCCATTTACGAGTTGTTGAACCTAAGTTTCGTGTGCCATTTGGTTGTGGAATGAGAGAACTGTTGACACCCTGTGATGCACCAGTAGCAACTTCTAAAATATCTACTTGTGCAGTACCATCAATGTATAGATTTCTGAACTCACGATTTGGTGCACCCAGATCAACTGCATCATCACTTACTGGTAGAATGTTTGCGCTTGTTGTTACACCAGCGGCTGTTACGTTGGCAGTGAATACTGCTTCACCATCAGATGTTACATGACCAACAATAGCATTGGCTGAGTCTGCAATTTGAAAGCGACTGTCGCCAGAAGCATCAACAAGTTTTAGATGAACATCAGAGTCACCTGTAGTTGCATCTGATGCAAGATGAAGATATGCATAATCTGTTCCGTTTGACATTACAAGGGCAGGTTGGCCGCCCTGTGCAGTAAATGATGAGTTTGCGCCAGACAAAATTATATTTGAAGCGTTTGATGATAGGTCTGTAATATCTCTAAGAGTTAGCGATTTGAAATCAGGATTGTCAGTAGTGCCACTAAGTCTCATAAATTGACCAGAAGTTCCGCCACTAATGATTAGGCGATCAACCGCACCAAGATTTACTCTGTCAGTACCAGCAGTTTGGAATGTTACATTACCTGTAAATGTAGCATTTGCTGATACTGTAACTTGTGAGCCATTAAATGTTGTATTAGAAGATACTGCAAGCGCCCCACCAGTTCCGCTGGTTGTATTACCACCCTTGATTGTTGAAGTTCTAAGATTGGTAGCACTAAATGTGCCTGAGACATGACCGTTACCTTTAGCCGCACCGCCTCTGTTAGCAGAACCCGCTCTAGATACAGTTACCACATTGTTACTCATAGTGGTTGCTGCCAGATTCGTATTCAATCTCCAAGTATTAAAACTGTCATTTAGATTTGTGTTTGATACTGCAACAGTCATTTGTTACCTTCTTTATCTATCATTTGTAAGAGAAGAGATTTTATTTCAGAAACGTCTTTCTTCAATGTGTCAATCTCTTCATTTCTTTTCCGTTCTTGTTCTCTTCTCATCTTATATTTAGATAGAGCGTCAGCGTCAACATTCAGAATGGCAGAGTTTTCTTTGTCTCTGACCAAATCATCATTGTCTTTGACCTTCACATATTCATTCATACTTACCTCTGAAGTGCAATCGCTCTCATATCTTTCACTAGAGGAATGATATTAGTGCCGGTACTTGTCATTACAATCTTAATAGCGAATGTTTTATAGGTGGCGTAGATTGCGCCATCCGAATCTCTATAAGATACGACATTGTTGTTAGCACTATTTAGTTTCGCTTGATTATCGCTGTTTGAACCAAGGAAGTTATCACCGTTTGTGTTTGCCGTAAAGCCATATTCAAACTCTCTGTAGTCTGTTGTATCGACACTATCAGATATTGTGTTTGAAGCCGTGATCTGTGTGAGAAGTGAGTAGTCTTTATCTTCAAATGACTGACCGTCTTCTGCATTGTGAATTTTGGCATAGACATTGATTTCTGTACCAGAAGGCTTGTATGATGACAAATAGACTTTGATATCTTCAGCATCTTGGCCATCAGCAAGTTCGATTGGCTTTGAAATATATCTCATTTCAGCATCACCAACTTCATTGTTTTCATTCGTGAATGAGTTGTTGATGAAGTTTTCAATGACATAGGCATTCGCTCTTGACAGATCAACGACTGGTGAAAGTTTAGTATCAGTAGTTGATAGTGTACCTTTGATAACTAGAGATTTATTAGAGCCTGCAACTGCGGCTAGTCCTGCTTCATTTGTCTTACCGAATACCTTCTTCTCTGCATCACGGAATTCATTCTCAACACTCAAGTCAATATCAACGAAGCCTGTTGAGATAGTACCGCCAGTACTTGTAAGTCTAGCAGACCATGCCGCAGAAGTGTTTGCATATGTAAGTTGTGGAATCTTAGGAACAATAGCATTCATCACTACGTTGTTAGCGGCTGTTACTCTTGCAACCGCACCACTCACTGTGCCACGAATATAACCATTTGCGAATGTGCCAGAAGAATCTTTAACATTCATCTTCAGATTTGTTGTATCCAAGAAGTTTACAAAGCCTGAAGTAGTATTTGCAGTAAATGATACAACATTACCCACAAAAGTACTTGCACCGACATAAAGGTTTTCAGCATCGCCTGTTGTTGGGAATGTGCCCTTGTTGTCAATCTTAATAGCAACTTGACCACCGCCGTATGTACCTATAGAGCGAATTGTTCCGTTAGCGACATTTGTTTTATTTCTGATGACGGTTCCAACACTAAGCGTTTGAGTATTAGCAACTACGAGAATTGATTCGCCAGTTACTTTTTCTTCAGCGTTGAATGTGCCTGTAAGATTGTCGATATTCAAGAAATCTACATCTTCATTTTCGACATATATTGTGCCAGTACTTCTTGTAAACTCTGCACGATACAGATTGAACTTCAAATCTTCCGCTTGAATAGGAGTCCATGTCTTATCGTTAGCAGATGAGAATAGTACACCAGATGAAGGCTGTTTGTTAATGATGCGTGAAGTATCAACATCAGTGCCTCCTAGTTCGCCAACCCAGACTGCATACTCATCATTGTCACCTGCAGGCTTCAATGTGATTGTGTAGTCTTTGCCTGTTTTTAAGAATACAGGAGCATCAAATACGAATTGTGTTTCGTCACTACCGCCGCCAGTACCGCTTGAGTTAGCAGAAATAGCAGATGCTTGAAGTGTCTTAGAGCCATATGGTAAGATAACAGGTGTTGGGAAGCCATTCTCAACTTCACGAATTTGAAGTGAGATTGGGAATGTGCTTGACTTTCTACCGAAGAAGACACCAACTTTAGTAACCATGATACCTTCAGAATTGTCACCAGTATCAACAGTAAATGTCTGTGACATTGGATCGCCGCCTCTAGGCTGACGATTACGACCTTCACCTTCACCTTGAGGAGGCTGGACGAAAACTGTGCTAGTAAGTATTCTAGTATCAGTAACCGTTTCAGTCTGAATCTGTGGTGTTGTCAAGTTGATTGAGGCACCCCTCTGTGTGATGTCAAGTGGAATACTTGTATAATCACCAAATGCTGAGGTTGTGATGAGACTAGATTGTGTAATTGTATTAGCAACATCTTTTAGTTCAAAACGCTTTGTACCAATTCTGAACTTGAGTGCATCTGTGTTTGGCAGTCTGAAGTTGCCGTGTACGGTGCCTGTACTATCTGTTGTTAGAGTTGAGCCTTCTGCCGCTGTGTTAGCGAATGATGAGTTTGCTGGAGTACAGAATGATGAAACCAACTCATCATCAAAGTAAGCAAATACTCTTGTGTTAGGCTTCATGCCAACGCCGGTAAACTTAATAAGTCTAGACCTCATAAAGTCCCGAACAGCAACATTCTCTACAAAACCACCGATATCGAATGACTGAGTTGACGGACTGATAGATGTCTGAATGCCGTTGATGATCTGTTGTGTTTGAGTTGTTACCGCATTGCCGTTTTGTGTTCGTCTATCTGAAACGGTTGTCCAGTTACCCCAATCAACACCAGTCAAACCAGTACGTTGTGCAAGAAGTTCAATGGCTTCATACATTCCATCAAAGTCCAACTGAATGTCAGGCAATGTTGTAATGTCTGGAGTATTATCCATCGGTGGATCAAGAATAACTTCACCGCTCCAGTTGAAAGTGATTTCTTGAACTGGATTGCGTAGTTTACTTGCGAATGGCTGGCTAATCTCATTTATATGTGTGTACGAGAGTGTTAGTAGATTGCCGGTCTTAGTAACATTCGTAGAACTTAGAGACTTATCTTTAGCAAGAGGAACGTCCATTCTAGAAAATGCAGGCCTGAGGAGATTGTTGTTTCTATCAATACTTGCACGATACCCTGTTTTGGTAGTATCAGAGAGGTTATGTCCATCAAAGTTCTCTACTAAGAAACCGTTTTTAAATCTCTCTAGTCCTGTATCGCCAAAGAGTTGCTTATTTCTTGCGCTTGTCTCAAGGGCATTTAGTGAAGTATAATATTCTAGATTTTTCACACGATCTTCAATCGCTCTTAGATCACGCATGGTATATCTGCGATTGTTTTCAAGTGTCATCTTTACTTGATAGTCTGTTCTGCCTGTCTCTCTTGCAACTTGTGCTGAAAGTGATGGGTATACCGGAATATCTAAGACACTAATAGTCATTGTGCCCGCTTTTTCATCAGGCGTTTTTGGTGTTAGTGATGGAACACCTTTGATAACTTCAACACGGCCACTATCAGTTACTACTACTCTGTCTTTTCTTGGTAGATAGAACTGAACGTCTGCTTGAAAGTTTTCATCTGGTGTTGGAAAGTATGCGCCATCAGCATCAATGTCGAATGAAGTTGCGGCAGTTGGATTGGTTGGAGCCAATGCTACTGTACCAGTTGTCGATACTGCAACTGTATTTGCTTTGAAAGGTCTAAAGTCAACTGAATCACGCAAGTCATATGATTTACCAGTTGTCGGTGAGACAAACTTTGGAATATCTTGAGTCGTTATTGCTGTTGTGTTTGCTGTGTTATTGTCATCTACAGGATATGAGTCAACTGACAAGAAACCTATGCCCTGTGAACGATCTCTGCCATAGTGATGAAACTTTACCATCAATCCAGCATTGATTGTGTTTAGTGTACTTGTTGACTTCTTCTTCAACAATGCTGTATCATACATAGCATCTTTCATGCCTGTATCAAGTTCAAAATGTGAAGTAACATCATTATCTGTAGTGGTCACTCCAGTGTTAGAACCTTTATATACTGCAACCAACTTAAATGCATCTGAAACACCCAAAGGCCATGGGCCAGAAGCCGAGGCAGGGTTTGATCCAGTATTAATGTGTACAAATCTGTTCTTATTTACAGTCTTAGTTGTTTGAACCGCTGAAGTTCTCAATACGTTAAAGTAAACAGAAGCGGAGAATGAAGAAAGATTTGCTTGCTGTAGATTAATCGTATGCGCTGTAGATGAAGAACTAATCGTTCCGTTTGCTGACAGATCAAAGATGTATCCTGTTGGAAAAATTGTCTTATGTGCGCCTGTTTCTGAGCCACCGTATGTGTTAGCGACCTTCAATGAAGTATCACCTACGACCTGTGTAATTCTCTGAATAGGATTAGAGCCGATTTTGATGAAGTCGCCAACTTGATATGCTGTTGTAAATGCTGTACCAGATCCTGTTACAGTATTACCGCTTGTGCCTGAGATTGTGCCTGTATGTGCCGCTGTTTCTGCCGCAGATTTGGCAACAACGAGTACATTACGCTCTTCTGTATTTGTTAGAGAACCAGTCTCGTTCAGAGTTTCAGTACCACCAGCATGTGCCGAGTTAGCAGTAACCGTAGCAGTGCCACCAGTGAATGTGACAGTCTTTTCTGTTCTGAATACAAACTGCGTATCAACTGTGCCAGTTGAATCTGTGAGTTGTTTTGTTCCCCTTTGTGTGAATGGGAATACGAGTGTATTCAATCCAGACTCTTGTAGTTTTGCTTGACCGCTTGTAAGAACAATATCAGCCATCGACTTAGGACCTGATGAATTGTTCTCATAGATACCACGAACATCAGAAAATGTTTTACCGGCATTCATTGAAATGTCAAAGAGATAAATTCTGAATTGACCATTAAATGTCCCAGGTGTGCCACTGTGATATTGGAAGCCACGAACTCTTGCAGTACCAATCTCTGCTCCCTGTGCGCCTTGTGCGCCCAAGTTTTTACCAGAGATACCTCTCTGTGCGCCATCACGCAAAGATACTTGTCGTAGACCCTGGAAGTCCCATGTGCCTACAACTTCTTTAGCAATGACATAGTTACCAAATCCCTGAGAAATTACTCTAGCATCTTTAGTTTCAAAGTCTGTTGCTTTGTCTACGTCCTTATACAAAGGATTAATCAACTCAACCTTATTACCGTTTACATAGCCGGCGCCCTTTTCAATCTCGGCGACCAGTTTAAGATAATTGCCATCTGAATAGCGACCAAGATTTGTGCTAGTTTTTAGATGCTCACGAATACGAACATTAAATGGGCTTACCGCATAGTTGCCATTTGTGTCATATGTTCTCTCAGCGATATATTTGCCAAGATCGGAGTATACAGTGTCGGTGTTCTTTCTAGTTATTGTGCCTTCTACAATTTCAGCAACTGTAACGAATGTAGTTGTGTTTGCTGAGTTTAGTGGACGAGAAACAAGAGTTGGTGTGATCTTCAAGCGATTAGCGCCCGGTGCGGCAAAGTTAGTTGCACCTGTCGCATTATCAAGCAATGAAGAATCCTGATTTGAATCAATAATTGTTTCGGCAGATTCAAAACCAATCTGTACTGATGGTCTTGAACTAAATTTATTTACGATAATGCTCTGTGGAGCAATTCTAATGAAGTTACCTTTGTGATATAAAATGCCATCACCAACTGTTGCTCTAAAGCCAGTACCGGTTGAAGATGAAGTAATCGTATTAGCGGCAACAACAAATGCACCACCAGTTCTATTACGAACTAGAAGTGTTTCATTATCAGTAAATGCCTTCGTTGTATTGTTTGCACCAGAGTTGGTGTACTGAACAAAAATAGAAAGAAAGTTGGGATCAGCAGCCTCAGAACCCTCTTTCGCATCAATCAATTGTGCAGTCATTCCAGAGGTTGCGCCAGTTACTGTCGCATTTGCTACTACACCGCCAGAGAAAAAATCTGAAAGAAGAATAACTCTATTGTTAGCATCCTTATCTCTCAGTTTTACAAAAGAAATTGTTTCTGCCTTTACAGGCGAACCAGTAACAATAGTGCCATCAACTAGAATTTCATCAGCAAATCTTTCAACCTGATTTTGCAAAATAGATTGTAGTTGTGTTAGTTCTCTTGCTTGTACAGCAAATCCAGGACGAAATAAAACACGGTGAAAATTTTTATTTTCAGTGAAATCGTCAAAAAAAGGACTTTGATTTAGATTAGTTTCAATGCTCATTTATTTTACCTTTAGAAATCCAGAATGATTTTAATATCTTCTGTTTGCTCTACATCTCTTGTAACTTTTTGTACACTCTCTGTGTAGATAAACTCGCCTGAGAATGTATTTGCTTCGGGCCCCTTTATTGAAGAGATTGTTGCCACTTTAGTAGCATTGCCTCTTTTTAGAATTTGATCTGCTTGTGTGAAAGGAACACGATTGCTAAAACTCTGTACATTATTTATATAAACATTAAAGAAGGATGTATCAGTTTCAGTCTCATCTCTCTTAACAAATACCACGTTGCCATTAGCACCATAAACGGCATTATTAGCAGCCTGATTTGTTCTGGTGATTGGGTTCAATTCTGTAATAAAACCTAGTGTACCAAGTTCAGAAAGAAGTCTCATTCTTTCGTTGGTAAGAGTTTCACCCGCAACGATGGCGTTGACTGGATTATTTCCATCCATCTGTGTATATGATATGAGAGCCCGGGTTGTAAGTCTGAGTGTGCTAGGGCTATTTGAAGTATTTGCTATTGATTCAGTAGACACATGATTATTGTTCGCATCCACTTTCAGAATTGGATCTTTCAAAATACTAATTGATCTGAAGTCCGTATTTGCTGGAATATATCCGCTACCATTTGCAGATACTCCTAGTGAACCTTCAAACTGAACATTGAGAAGAACTCTGTCTCCACCCAATTCACGAATAGGATCTTTACCGTGGCCACCGATTGGCGAAATGATTGCGTTTGCTGTTGCACCAGCACCATGAATAGCATTTGCTGAAATAATTACTTCTGCTTCTGAGTACTGACTTCCAACAGTAATGATATCTACATTTGAAATTTGACCCTGAGAATTGACTTCAGAGAATGCCAAAGCGCCTTGCCCGTCACCACGAATAATCACTGTAGGCGAAACAATACAGCGTGAATCCGTATTAGCGATTGTGCTAAAAGCAGAATTTACAGTGAATGTCTTTGTTGACCCAGCATAGTCGATAATTCTACGAATCTGCCCAGAACCAGTTCCTGTCGTAATATAGATTGATGATCCATTATAAAAGTTATCAACTGATGATGGTGGGTTATCGCCAGCAGCCGAAAGTCTAATTGTAGTAGATGTTGCTGAAGTTACAACACCATTCGATACTTGGTGATAACCTGTACCAGAAGTAACTGTCTCAATAATTTCAATAGAACTATTGACTGCCGCATTTTGAACTGCAAGTTGTCTATCGCCCTCAACTGAACCATCTGAAGCAGAAATTGTTTTTACTGGCATATGAGATACAGTTAGAAACTTATCTGCTTCACCAAGTGAGATATTATACATAAACTTCCATGTATAGCCGTCAGCTAAAGTAAATGATAGTGTAGAAAAGTCTGCTGGCTTTATAGTAGACGCTGATCCTTTATTATTTGACAAACATTTGTATACGTTATTTTCATCAGTGACAACATAAAATGGTCTAGTATAAAGATTAGTATCACTATCACGATATTGTGCATAGACTGTGCCTGATACCCAATTATAACGAGGAATAACATGGCTTACATCACCTGGTGTGATCTTTTTGGCACCTATTGCTTCTCTCCAAAGTACTCTCTGCTTATGATTATCAGTTTCGATAGGAGTAGTGGCAGTAGGTTCAGTAGTATACTCTAGTTGATTACCTAGAACAGCATAAAGAATATTTGATTCTTTTGTATTGCGCCCATCTTCATGTGACAAAGACTCAATAAAAGCCTTTGCATTCATTATACTCATTTCTTTGCTGTTGTATGAAGGCATTATGTGATATTCCCTGAGTAGTAGTAAGCATTAGCACCAGACACATCGGTGAGTGTCCAGTTTGCGACAAGATTTGCACTAGAGGCACTAATAACTTTATTTAGTTGTAATTGTCTATAAGCCTCTGGCGCAGTTTCTATGATCATAATATCTCCATTCGCAAACTCCGAAGAAGTGAATGTAGTCGATGATCCCACAATGTTGAATGCATTTGCATAGTAAATATTAGCGCCAGAAACATTTCCATATACCCAAGCCGAACTCATGTTAGCGGCTGTTGTGCTTGTAGTTCTATTTAGTCGAACTTCAAAGAACTTATCGTGCGCTGATTCAACTAATAAGGAAGAACCATTTGCAAATTGTGTGGAAAGTGAAGTGCCAGATCCAGATAGATTAAATGTATTATTGGTAATCGAAACAGTACCACTCGCTTTAGGCTTGGATATTGAAATCGTGCCGTTTGCAGTAAATCTTTTTCTTTGTACTTTTGATACTGTAACATTAACATCAACATTAGATGCAGACTTAAATTTTCCAAACAGTGCTTGACCTGCTGGATGTACCAACCTCAAAGCGAGATCCCTATATCTATTTAATGCAATCGCCGCTTCAACTTCATAAGAAAATTCTTGATAAAAACGACTGTCTTGTATAAAGCCTCTCTTTGTAGAGATATGACTTCTTGAGGTGGCGTAATAGCCCTCTGAGTTTGCCACATTGTCAAGTGTAAGTCTCAACTGTGCCGATGTTGCGTCTGGGTGAGTTGTAGTTTCAATAGTCACTAACTCATTTTGAATATGATTGAATCCAGAGTCCACAAGCCTCAATGCAGTAATTGTACCATTCGCACCAACCGAAGCAGAGATATTGGCATTGTCGCCAAGAACGCCTTCATCTCTAAGATTTACAATCTTAGCAACACCTGGGCTGCCAGTTGTTTGTGTAGATTGTGATGCATCGGTGAAAAATTGAATGTCAAGATGTTGATTGTTGGCAAAAGATACATTACCCGGTGTTCTTTGCAATTGATCTTGCCATACTCGTATCTGCGTTTCGTATGTTCCATTTGAATACTGTCTTGTAAATATACGTTGCATTACATCGCCTGAAGCGCCTGTATTTGCCTGTGATACTCTATCATTTGTATCAATAACAAGAATCTGAGAGTTACTTGTGCCAAAATTTTGTTGATTATATTGAAGTGTTATATATTGATCACCAATACCAAGTGCGGCTACAGCATTATCCCTAACAGTAACTACAGGCGCAACAGAGAAACCGGAACCACCAACACGATTTGATAATTGTGAAATTGTGCCGATTGTGGCAGACTGAAATAAAAGTGCATCTGATAGTTTGGTATGAATATTCTCTATATGTGTATTTGAGGTTGTGCTTACAACATTACCGACTGTAGTATTAGCACCAACAATACGCAATCCTTCATTTTCAGTAAATGATCTCATAGGCCCAGCATCAAACTGTGATGTTAGATTTGCTGTAGTATTCGCTGTGACTTGTACAGTAACTAAATGTCTATCATCAGCACCACCAACGCCACGACTGTATCCGTTAGCAACTGTTGAGATAACTTTCTTTACTACGCCGAAAGCACCAGATGTTCTGCCAACCAACTCTTGACCGGCAAGAACAACCTGACTTGCAGTATTGCCGAACTGTAGAACATGATAACCTATTGTGTTTGCGCCAAACTGTGAAACTGTACCTACAGTTGTACCCGTAGCAGTAGATTTATTTACTTTTTCACTTCCACTAAAATTCTTATACCCATCTACACGCAATATAACGTCTGTGCTATTGTACGCCCTTGAAACCGCCGATACAGTGGCATTGGCACCAGAGGTTACGCCATACAAACTATCACCAACAACAACTGAAGGATCAGAAGTATTTGCTATAACAATGACTGCATTAGAATTTGACCTAAAGTTTATTCCATCAGTTAAAGCCTGACCAGATTCTTGAAATCCATAATCAGGCTGGGCTAAAATAGTGTTTGCAAATGTGTCGGCTTTTCTTGATCCACCATCTTTGTGAGAGATTATCGGACCTAAAGCACCGAATATTGTGTTACTCGCAATAAGATTTATATTAAGCGATAGAGCAAATGTGTCATTCAAATCATCTCTTGCAATAGCAAAACTTGCGGGTGATGCGCCATCACCACCACTTAGAGTGATCTGAGTCGTGTCATTGATACTTGAAGAGTATCCTGAGCCACCATCTAGTAACGAGAATGTAATAGCACCGTTCAAATCGACCGTCTTAGTCACAACGATTTTACCAAACTTACCTTTATCCGATGAGATAATATCGACAACATCACCCGGATTGTATCTACCACCAGGAGATACAATAGTGAAGTTTGCGATACCAGCCTCAATGATAGGAGTATGTGGTGTTCCGCCATCGGTTGCTTTAAGTTTAATCGGCTCTAAGTGATTGAAAGATCCTTTTAGATTTGAAACATAAATTTGATCAATAACTCTACCACGAATGGATCTCTTTACAACATTTTCAACAAGTGCTTCGGCACCAGAGTCATTACCTTTGATAGTCTTGCCTATAAACCGCAGATTGTTTACATCATGGCCTGTTGTTACATATCTGTCAATACGCCAGTCACCATCAGAAATTTTTAGAATTTGATCTGCGGGATAGTTGACCTCAACATCTTCATTATATAAAATTCTGAAAAGTAACTTATATGATGCAAGTGTGCCCTTTGACTGATAGAAATCTTTAATATGCTTTGCTAATAATCTTTTATCGGCAACAGCATTTTCTGGCACTTCTGCCATGACTGTTCTGCGAAAATATTCAATGTACTCATCAAGCGTATCATCAATATCTTTATATTCAACAAGTTTCTTTAACTCATGCTGTGTCTGATCTGTTGTTTCCATCCACTCATAATAAGCCTTAATAAAGGCCATAAAGTTTTCGCCCTCTTCATTATAGAAAGAAGGAAACTGACTTTGAACGAGAGTAGATAGTTTTTCGCTGATTGCCATTTTAATTTATCTCGGGTACCGCAGTGATTGTTGCATCAGAACCATGCATGATTAAGATTTGTTCACGCACAGGTGTTACATCTAGACTTACTGGCTGAACAGAAACTTTAATTTCAATGCCATCATATGCTGAAGGATTAAATGCTCCAATTTCAACGAGACCTGTGTCGTAGTTTATTGAACCGATTGCAGTGACAATATTAACTTTCTGCTTATCAGCATTGAAACGAAAAATATTAATATTGCCCAAACCATCATCATCTAAGAATGCATCAAATCCATTGAAAGTAAACTTTGTAGAAGATAGTGTGCCTGTTCTGATAGAATTATTAAATCTTAGGGTGACTTTTTCAGCGACTTGAGTATTAGGCACAAATCTCTTTTGAATATTGATAGTTACATTGTTATTCAAAATACCTTCATCTGTATTATCAAGAGCCCGAACAAATCTAGAAAATCTTAATTTATTTCCAAATCTTTCCAAATTCTTCTCATCAAAAGAATCAATGGCCGCTCTAATAGATGCTGTTGTTGATGATACAGTGAGTGTAGTTTTCAAAGCATCATAGAATGTAGTGACAGTTGGAATAATAAAGATATATTCTGGATCAATAATTACAGGATCAATTCCAAGAGGCGTTCTATCCAAGATAGTCTCTCTAATCTCTTGCTTTCTCAATGCGGTTGAAAATTGCTCTTGAAATGGCTTAATTGCAATAAACACTTTACCAAAAACAGCAGGGTCTGCAAGTTCTCCGCCAAATGCAGTTACAGACTGAAGATCAGTATTCTCATTTAGAAGTATTCTTTGATAGTCATTATTTACAACCGCACGATTCTGAACTTCAAAATTTCGTGGGGCATTAAACTTGATGGAATCAACAGTTTCAATAGGGTGACCACCCCTAGCGACAGAGTTTACTAAAATTGATGCTGAGGTATAGTTGGGTGTAATATTGAGTGTATCAATAGTAAATGTATTAGCGCCATTCGTTTCATTTCCATTACATACACGATAGTCCACAATTACAATCTGATTATTCTTCAAAGGTTTACCTAACGCACCAGTTGAGAAGTATAACTCATATTGCTGATCCGCACACTCTTGCAAATAATAAACTGTTGACGATGAGTTTACTTCACGAATATTAGTCGCTTCTGTGAATACTGTATTTGCTAAATTTGATGAAGATTCTTGAACTCTAACAGAAATACTGCTTGTGTCGATATTCTTGTTAGGCAAAACATATTTTACAGGATTAGAAGTATTAACTACAAATCTATGAGTTAGGGGTTCACCCTCTGAAATAGTAATCGCTTTGCTAAATGTGTTTGCAGAATTTTCTACAGTGAAAGCCTGGGGTGTTACAAACGTATATGCAATATCGTCAATCGTTGTAGTAAATTTACTATTCTTTGGAAGAATAAATTCGTTGGTCGTATTTGCGATACCAGTAAATGTAAGAGTGACATTCGCTGAAGCGCCTCTTGCAGAACGAGTTACATAGCCAAGTTCTTTTGCTCTTGATACGACACTATCTCTTTGCTGTGCAGTGTCCAAGAACATTTCATTGGCAATCATGTTTGTATAGAATGCATTATAATGAGTATTATAAGCGAGAAGATCCAAAAGCACAGCCATGTTACTACCTTCAAAGTCGTAGTCTTGAAACTGTGTTTGTGATCCTAGATATGTTTTTAGATTACTACGAATGTCCTCAAAATCGACATCCGTTACTTCCAGATATGTATTAGCGGCCATTACCTAACTCTCTCTAATATTACATTTAGAACAACAGGGTTTACATCATTACGAACACTGAAAGCAACCGTAACAGACAATGCATTTAGTTCAGAGCGATCTTCAACCAAAACCTCAAGAACATCGGCTCTAGGCTCATAGTTGTCAATTACTTCACGAATTGCATTTTCCATTGTTTGCTTGAGAGCAGGTGACCACAATTCAAACAGATAGTAACGAATAGAACAACCAATGTCAGACTTAAAAGGACGCTCAAAATAGTCAGTAAGAATTAGATTCTTTACAGACTGCTTTACTGCTTCTCTATTTGTTTTTCGTANCAGTTGCTTAGTGATAGGATTTGGAACAAANAAACTATCCAAATCACTGAAGACAACTTTCTCTTTTGCGCCTGCCATTTAATTCTCTTTTACTATTTATGAGGCATTCTTTGAATCTTGAATTTCTTTGCGTCTGTCTTTACAGAGTTTTGAAATTTCAGCAAGAGCTTTTCTCGCTCTTGTACCTGCAGTTTTGTTTCCGCTCTCAAACTTCTCGCTTTCAGCGATATATGTTTCAAATAAATTTACTAGATTGTNGTGCATTTTTTTCACTTTTCTCTTGACAAATTAAAAAAACCTGATAGAATAAATTCTGTACTCTATCAGAACTATTAGTACCTACTATTTAGTCTCCAATAAAGACCGTCTTAGATCCATTCTCAATAACATTACTACCGTCTGTACCTGATACTCCTGGTGGATCATCACCAGTATCGGCTGTATCTCCTATTCTGGCAGCTCCTTGAGTGCCACTATTGAGATTGATAGTCTTGCCATCTATTGTAATGTTGCCGTCTGCAACAATATTTAAATCACCAGTCACATGCAGTTTGTCATTACCAGTCACAGTTCTAAAACCGTTTTGATGATGAGTAACAACATCTCCATTCGGATGCATCTCAACAAAAGTTCCTGACTTGTGATATATATGAATACGCTCTGCATTAGGCGTATCATCAAATTCAACCACATGACCGCTTTCAGTTTCAGTCACATGATTTTTTGGATACTGGGCAGCATAAGGTGAAGAAGGTTCAGAGTTGGTACCATCAATCGTCTTTGTAATAGTGTTGGTACCTCTTGCTAACCTATTTACATCACTCTCATCTTTATAGAGAGGATACACGCCATTAGGATCATTAAATCCTTTTGTCATATCAGCAAATGATTCTGGTATACCTGCTAGACTTCCAATGATAATAGGTTCTTGGGCCCGTTCGCCATCTGCAAAGAATCCAATAACCCAAGACCCCTCAACTAATCCTGTTGGCGAGGTGCCCTTTCCGCTAACAGCCGCAGATGTGACATCTTGAACGACTTGAGCGAATGGGAGGTGTCGAGTAGGTATCTGGTCTTTATCATCGGTGTGCCAACCATAACACCGTACACGGACTCTTCCGAGTTGTATAGGGTCGTTACGGTCCTCCACGACACCGAAAAACCATGTAAAATCATTTCTGCCTAGGAAGTTGTTCATCTTCCACCTTTTCTACATACTTTAGAAAACTCAAAAGACCGTTTTTCAATGTATCTTTTTGCTTTTCTTTTTCGTCTACCCAATCACTCAGATGATCTTTTGAATCTGTGATTTGACTTTGCGACTTTTCTTGTGACTCTATTCTTAGGGAGGGTTGTGACTGTATCATATACTTCCTCTTTAACAGCAGGCGCAAGTGGAATCTGTACGTCAGGTTCTACAATCTCTTGTAGTACTTGAGGTGCAGGTGCTTCTTCAACTACTGGTGCTGGTGTTGGTTCTACAATTTCTTGGAGAACCTGTGGTTTTTTATTTCTAGGGGATCCTGGTAGTGGCATTGTTTACTCCTTTGGTTCGTCAATAGCCTTTAGTGCGGTTTCAGGAACATTGTCCTTGATCCACTGATAGATTTGCTGTTGGACAGATGCTTCTCTTCTGAAACGCTTGCCCTCTTTCTTCAAATTAATATATGTGAAATCCTTCACAACAATATTGCCCGCTGAGGTCTTAATTGGCTTTCCGTCTTTGTCTGTCCATGGAATAGTATTTTCTCTATTGTTCAGAATTACGTTGACGGCACCATTAACACCTCTTGGCATCTTACCTTTAATAATATCTGACATTGTTTGCGATGCGCCTTCATGCGTCTTCAACAAAATATCTCCTGGGACAACCCTACTACGACCAGCATTATTATTTACCGCTGTGTGATAGTCTGTAAGTACCCATGTAATATGTATGTTCTCTGGTTTATAGCCTGCCGATTTAAGTTGCGGCAGAACACTTGTGATATCACTAATATCTTTTAGTGTAATATCAAAGATGATATTTGGCAGTGTACCCTTTGATGCGGCGCCTGAGCGTACTAAGTCGTCCAACATTACTTTTAGTGTGTTCTCTTTAATACCAGCCTTCTTTACAAACATATGCAACTTGAAAACATCTTTAGGCTTACGCAAATCTAGACCACGAATCTCTGGATACTTTTTCTTCAATTCGTCAATCTTCTGAAATGCTTTCTTCCACTCATCTACATCACGAATCTTAAACTTATCGCCTTCCATAAAGTTGCTGATAGCAAAGCCTTTGCCTGATCCAGCGCCGCCAGCTAAGAAAACAATCTGACCATATCTCTTGCCCTGATTGTACATGATGAGTTTTTCATCTAGTTGCTGAAACAACTTCTGTGTAAAATATTCTTTTAGTCCTAGTATCATTTCTTAAACCCTGTGTCTTTACAGCATTCAAACACTGTTACAAATGTTTCTTTATCGAATTTATGTCTCAACGAGGTAATCAAATGTTTACCTGTCATATATTTATCTTCTCTCTGGCCATCTTCTGTAGTACTAGCCACAGGTATACTCAAGAACACCACATCACCAACATTCAATTCAGAGTTGCCGTGTACTGCAACCTCAAGAGTTTTATTATAGAGATGATGATGATAGCCTCTCTTAAATGCTTTCATTCTTTCAGATGACTTAGGTCTTACAACCTCTTCATTGAACATAGGCAGTTGATCATGCTGAAATCTTGTTGTAGTCAGGTCAATCACTGCATCTTTACTTGAGTTTCCTGGTATATGAAAATCTTGCAGTTTACTAAATTTATTATGCACACTAGCATAACTGTATGTTCTCTCAATAGACTTCTTTCGTAGAGGATCAATCAAAATACTTCTAGAGCCATACAATCCACTAACCATATTATCAAGCATGTCTGCATCCCTTAAAATCTCAAACGAAATAATCTTGAATGCGTCTGTAAACGGTGCGTCTGCTTTTTTGCCACCTTCGTGATAATTAGATGGCTCATACTGATACGTTGCTTTGATATCTTGTTCAACTAGATTTGCAATATTTCTAAAGTTAAAACCATGGGTATCTTCATAAAATACAAAATAAGAACCAAGTTTATCGCTTGTCGCTTCGGTTCTAAAAAACTCAATAGCACTACTAACTGTCATTCTCGGTATAACAAACTTGTGCAGACCTTTTGTGGTATCAACCGTTATTTTTTTCTTTATTGCAAAGTTCACTTGGCTTATATCTGTGTAAGTCTTTTTGATCGCCTCACTCTGATAAAATTCTTTGATCAGGCTAGTCATCATTTTTTCGATTGTATTGCCGTTATCGCCACCATAACTCCGTGAAATCTTTTTATCGACTGTAGCAAA